GTTTCTCTTTGTCCCTTTTCTCTTTTTCAGTGTCTTTGAAGACACAATACAGGGGCAGGCAGGGCAGGAAGCAGGGCAAGGCAGGGGCTACCTGCTACCGAAGGACGTAAAACAGGGCAGGGGCAGGCTATCCGTAGCATAAACAGGGGCAGGGGAACAGGCAGGCAGGGCAAAAAGGCAAAAAATTCGGCAGGGGCAGGCTGAACCCGACCCCCACCCCTCGAAAAAAAAGTCGTTTTCTGATACGGGCACTTTGCGTCAAACCCCCATATAGCCCCAACACTCTAAGTATCTCAAAATTGTTTATCTTTACCCTGAAATATTTCGCTTACTGTTTTAAAACAAAAAAGATTATGAAACTAAATTTGAAAAACTCGATTTACTCTAAGGGCTACACTATAGGTAGCGGCTTAGATGTGAAAGGTGGGCGTTTGATTAACAATCGTCCTGATGGTATGACGGGTATTGCACAGTGTGCTGCCAACAAAAAGATTGAGAAGCGTATCAACAAGATTGAGATGTACTCTGATGCTGTTGCGTTGGGGTATATGAAGGCTGAGATGATGGAGAAGCCTGAAGAGATGTAGTGTTTATAGGGTTTATTTGGTTAGTAAAGGGGGGCTTATTCTTAGGTCCTCCTTTCTTTTTGTCCATACAATGGTAAACTCGACATTATTGACACTATTTTATGTCGTTTTTATGTCGATTTTATTTTTGTAACTAATTGATTATTAAGTATTTATTTTATTAATGTCGAAAATGTCGATTTTTAAGAGAAATTGTAGTAGAAAAAATATATATAAAGGAGGTAAATATATATAGAGAATAGGGGGAAATTTTTCGTCATCATTGACATTCCGACATTTGCTATTAATAATCAATAACTTAGGGAATATCTCTCGTCATAGACTCGACATTACGCTTTAAAAAGCGACATTGCTATATGGTCTTCAATAAAAGTTTGTCAAAACACTACGTTATATACTGAGAGTTGACTATATTTGTACATCACTAATTTTAAATTGAATCAAATGGTAGAAACATCAGGATTAGGCTACTCGCCTAAGGATTTGCAGTTCGGTTCGGACGGCAGAAAGAAATTAATCAGTGGGATTGTTAAGATGTCAAAGGCTGTGAAGTCTACACTTGGCCCTTCGGGCAACACGGTGTTGATAGAGAGTCCGCATCACACGCACGGTATTACGGTTACCAAGGATGGTGTGACTGTTGCCAAGTCGATTGACCTGATTGACCCGAGTGAGAACCTTGCGGTTAAGATGATGAAGGAGGCGGCAGACAAGACAGCGACCTCAGCAGGTGACGGGACCACGACAGCGATTGTATTGACGGAGGGTTTGGTGCTTGGAGGGCTTGAGTTCATCACTGAGGATATGAACCGGACGGAGGTGTTGAGACATATGGTGGACATCAGCAATAAGGTAGTGGACAAGTTGCGTAAGAAAGCCAAGAAGGTGAACTCGTCAATGTTATTGGACGTAGCAAGCATTAGTGCGAACAACGACAGGGAGATTGGTAAGATTATCTCTGAGGTTTACAAGGATGTGGGCAAGAGTGGTGTGGTTACAGTTGAGCGTAGTCAGACAAGTGAGACGTATGCTGAGACCACCAAGGGGTTGAAGTTTGACAGAGGCTACTTGAGTCCGTTGTTCATCAATGACGTGAAGAAGGACGAGTGTGTGTTTGAGGATGTGATGGTATTGGTGGCTGACATTGAGATAGCCAACATCCTGCAGATTGAGAACGTATTGAAACCAATCATTACTGAGGGTAAGAAGTTGTTGATTATTTCACCTTGTAATGTGAACGTGGTGAACACGCTTGCTGCCAATAGTATGAAAGGGAACTTGAAGGTGTGTGCGGTGCCTCCACCAAACTTTGGATACAAGCAGCACGAGTTGATGCAGGACATTGCTATCAGTGTTGGTGCGACATACTTCAGTGAGAAGACCGGTGACGACTTGAGCCACGTCAACTATGGGGACTTGGGTCACGCTGCAAAGGTTATTGTGAGCAAAGACAAGACTGTAATCATCCGCAGTTCGGCAAAGTCTGACGAGAGTCTTATTGAGGAGAGAGTTGCTCAGTTGTGGGAGGCACATAAGATTGCAACTAAGAAGGCTGACAAAGACTTTATCTTGGAGCGTATTGCTTCGTTGACAGGGGGCATCGGTGTCATCTTCGTTGGTGGTAACACTGACCTTGAGCAGAAAGAGTTGTACGACCGTGTTGATGATGCGGTGTGTGCGGTTAGGTCTGCTCTTGAGGAAGGTATTCTTCCCGGGGCCGGGAAGGCTTTGGTTGACGAGAGTGCTGAGTTGTTGAGCACTATGAGTGACCTCAGCATCAGCCGTGAGTATGACGCAGCGTTAAAGATTATGGTCAATGCATTGATGGCTCCGCTTCAGCAGATATTGGCAAACGCAGGACTGAAGCCAAGCGAGGTGTACAAAGAAGGTACGCCTGTTGGTCACGGATACAATTTGAAGACGGGTCAAATGGGTGACCTGATTCAGATGGGTGTGATTGACCCGTTGAAGGTAACACGCAGTGCGTTGCAGAATGCGGTAAGTGTGGCAACAACTATTTTGTCAACCAACGCCATCATCACTATGGCACGTAGCTACGAGAGTGCATAATGCTAAAGAGATTCGTAAAGTTCACCATCATTTGGATAGCAAGTAATCTATCAATCCCATTTTGGGTAGTAGGCCACGTCCATCTGACGGTGAACCTTTATGAAGATTTAGTTGAGATAGTCGCTTCTGCAGGGATGAATATCATTGTTGCTGCAGGATTTTGGTTAAGTTGGAAAGAAGAAATCAAAAACAATACAGATGAAACCAATAGGTAAATACATTGTCGTTAAAGACATTCAAGAAACAGTAAAGACTGAGAGCGGTCTGATATTGTCAGGTGAGGATACCAATCAATTGAGATACAAACGTGCGGAGGTGATTGCCCCCGGCACAGACGTTGGCGTAATTGAGGAGGGTGACGTGCTTTACTATGACAAGGCACACAGCTTCACGATGCTGATTGACGATACGCAGTACACCATCATCTCTGAGAGAGACGTGGTTGTCGTGCTTTAATCGTCTTCATACTTCTTGCGTTTGTTCGCTCGATAGTATGCGTTCATTTGCAGAATCATATTGCGGTAGACCTTGTCATTGTATGACACGTTCTTCGCCATTAGCGGATTATTACTAAGACTGACGGGGATTTCTTCCCCGTTTAGTTTTCTATAGATGTCGAGTACCAATCGTGTGGCCTTGTAGCTAAGTTGGTACAGGGCACGACCATTTGGGCTACGCCTCCTGAATGTTTCAATCCATCCTTCTTTGTGTAGCCGGTTGAACCGGTCCTTATCCCAACTAACGAGTTCGGAAAATTCATCGAATTTTTCCTGACCGAAGTATCCTTCGGAGTACAGAAACAGGATTATATCGAGGTCAGCTTGGGTGAGTCCGTGCTTTGCTTTGATGTAATACCTGATGACTCTCCAAAATTTTAGGTAGTCATTTGGTGGAGATTTCATTTAATTTTATTTTATTACATTTGTAAAGCAAAGTTAAAAAAATATAGCTATGGCAGTTACAAAAAAGCCTGAGGAAAAAAAGGAGAAGACCGACAAGGAGGAAATCAAAAGCCTTCGTGAAGAGTTGGATGCTATAACTTTCAAGAACAAGCAGGCTCAAGAAGTTGCTGCTATACAAGCAGGCAAGCAAAAGCTAAAAGACAAACTTGCACGAAACAGAGAGCGTAGAGTTGGTGCAGCGAGTAGAATCTCAGGATTGGGTAAGCTAAAAGGACTTAGTAAAATTTAACCAATATCAAAATGAAAATTTCAAAGAAAACAACTTACGACATTAAGGAGGCAAGCAATCCTAAATTAAAAGCGAGTGCTCGCAAAAACTATGCGAAGAATGCTGAAGCCGCTGTTAAATCAGTTATTAAAAACAAAATGAAAACCAAAAAAAAGTAAGACAATGAAAAAATCAGTTCCAAACCTTCCTGCATCTTCTAAGTTGCAACCTCCTTCAGGTGGTGGTCCATCTATCAAAGGAGCATTGAAAGCAAAACCTTTGGCAATGTCAGGTGGCGTTCCTTCAAAAAGTGCCAAGTCTGTTGCATCAAAAGGTGGTGTAGCAAAAAGCCTTGTTAAAAAACTTAAAAAGTAATAGCAATGAAAGGAATGTACGGAGGCCCGGGCGACAAAAAAGTTGCAAGAGCCGAAAAGAAAGTAGCCAAGGCAGCAAAGAATCTTATCACAAGTAGAGACACTCCTTCTGAATACGACAGAAAGAAAGCCATTCAAGGTAAGACTGAGGCTAAAGTAGCAAAGGCCGTTTCTAAATTAGATAAGGCTAAAGCCGCAGTAAAACCTGTAGCTAAAGCTGTAGGGAAAGGCCTTTCTGAACTTAACAAGTTTGATAAGCGTATCAAAACGAGCACTGTTGCTAAAGAGGCAAAGCCTGCAGCAAAGGCTTTTAATAAAATGATTAAAAACAGAAAATAATGGCAAAGTCAAGATTACTTACAGAAAAAGAAATGCACGAGCAAGAGTTGAAACAAATCTCTGATGCTCTTGCTGAAAAAGATTTGCATAAGGTACCTTCTGCTGAAGATGCTGATTTGTATAAGCCTTCATTAAATGAAGAGCAAGCAGTAGTAAGCACTCCGGGCCACGCAACTCGTGCATTCCGTCAATAATTATTATGGCAGATAAGTCTAAAATGAAATGTAACCGTCCTGTTCCTTCCGATAGACCCGGAAAGAAGAGAATGGTAAAAGCCTGTTCCGGAGGGGAGGAAAAACTCCTCCACTTTGGAGCAACAGGTTATGGGCATAACTATAGTCCTGCGGCACGAAGAAGTTTCAAAGCAAGACATAAATGCGATAGTGCTACTGACAAGTTAACCCCAAGATATTGGGCTTGTAAAAATTTATGGGCAGGGCCGGGTGGTTCTACCAAGTCATCTCCGAAAGGGAAAAAAGGTAAATACTAAAATGCCAAAGGACGCTTGCTATAAAAAGGTTAAAGCATCATATGCTGTGTTCCCTTCAGCACGTGCTTCGCAAGCAATTGCAAAGTGTCGTAAAGAGTCAGGCAGTGTAAGAAAGACTGAGGCCGGTAGTAGCTTGAAGAGGTGGGAGAAAGAAAAGTGGGTTGACACACGTACCGGTAAAGCGTGTGGAGCAGGAGGCAAGAATGAGTATTGCCGTCCAACAAAGAGAGTGTCTTCAAAGACACCAACAACAAAGTCGGAAATAAGTCCATCTAAACTTGCCGCTAAGAAGGCTGAGAAGTCAAGAGTTGGTATGGGTAGAAGGGTAAAAAATATTTAAATTTAATCAAATGGAAAATCAAAAAAGTAAAGGTCTCGGAGACACAATCGAAAAAATCACAACTGCCACCGGCATTAAAAAAGTTGTAGAAACTGTAGCGAAAGCTACGGGCAAAGATTGTGGTTGTAAAAAACGAAGAGACGCATTAAACAGAGCATTCCCTTATCAAGATAAAAAATAAAAATTATGTCAGTCTTCAAATCAGAATTTTCAAGAGCATTAGAAGTTATACCAAGTAACTATGCTAATATCCCCTATCCTGCTACTGTAAAGTCAGGTATAACTACAGGTGTAGAACTTAACCAATTGGTTGACACCGAAGGTAATTTTATCAACGCAGGTGTAAGAACCGGTGATATTGTTTATAACACTTCAGCAGGTTTTGCTGCTACTGTAGTTTCTGTTACAAGTGCTACTGTCATTGTTTTAAATACAAGTATATTTGGAACATCAGGAGAAAATTATACAATTTATCAAGCAAGTCCTCAGACTTCAAATGGCAATCCCGGATGTAATATTTATGTTGGAAGTAGCGGAGGCGTGAAAGTAACAACTATTGGACAAGACGTTGTTACATTCCCATTTGTTCCAATTGGAACTGTATTGCCTGTTCAGGTTGTAAAGGTTCACGAAGAGAGCACAGTATCTTCAATTGTAGCACTTTGGTAAAATCATAAACAATGGCAAAGTCGAAAGGAATAAGCATCAGCCTTTATGTAGCAAAGCCTAAAAAACGTGGCAAGGCAGCAAAGAGCAAGACAAGCACAAATAAGAATAGCAAACTTTACAAAAAGGCATATAGAGGACAAGGACGATGAAATACATTCAATATCTTATAGCATCTGTGCTACTTCTATTTGCTCCCATATATGGGTTGCTTGTAGCTGTGGCAGCAGCAATTATGCTTGATACCTTCACGGGTATCTTCAAGGCAATCAAATTATACGGATGGAAAAGTATTAGGAGCAGAAAGTTATCGAATATAGTGAGTAAGATGTTGTTGTATGAAGTGTGTATCCTGCTTTTATTTCTAATGGATAAATATTTGTTGAATGAGTTTGTCAAGTCTGCATTTGGATTTGACTTAATGTTCACCAAGATATGTGCTATCTTATTAATCTTTATCGAGTTAGTTTCAATTAAAGAAAATATTGAAGAGGCTTTCAAGATTGATATATGGGCTATGATTAAAAAACTTTTGAATCGAGCCAAAGAGATTAAGTCAGATGTTAATGATTTGAAATGAAAGACAATAAGACATTGGAGAGAATCGCACTGCTTCATCCCAAGTTGAGGGATGAGGCTTTTGCTTTATATGACGATATTGTAGAGGCTTTGACAGGTCGAGCAGCGTGTCGATTCTCGTACACGCTAAGAACATTTGCTGAGCAGGACGCATTGTTTGCTCAGGGAAGAACTGCTCCCGGAAAAATTGTTACACGAGCAAGAGGAGGGCAGTCATACCATAACTATGGATTGGCTATTGATATTGTTTTATTGGTAGACAGAGATAGGAATGGGACATTTGAGTCGGCTGCTTGGGATACAAAAACTGACTTTGATGGGGACAAGAGGTCAGATTGGATGGAGGTCGTTGACATTTTCAAAAGATATGGATGGGAATGGGGTGGAGATTGGAAGTTTGTTGATGCTCCTCATTTTCAAAAGACTTTTGGTAAGTCTATCAGAGAACTTCAACAACTGCATAACTCAAAGAAAGTCGACAAGAACGGCTTTGTATTAATTTAATTCTATGAGAATCGTCCTCTATTTGCTATTAGCAATAGCATTGCTACAATCTTGTGCTGCACGTAAGGTGGCCGCATCTAAGGTTGTATCAGAACAGAAGACCGATAGTGTTTCGGTAGAAAAAAAAGATAGCGTAGCTGTACAGCAGAATGCCATAAAAATTAAAGAGGATGTCTATGAGATGGTAGTGACCCCTATTGATAGCACTAAGCCTATTGTTATTGGGGATGTTGAGTATAAGAATGCCTCTGTAAAAATCCGGAAAGCCAAGAAAGTAACTGTCGATAGCACCACCATTGTGGTCGCTCAATCAACTGATAAAAAGATTGAGGTTCAGAAAGAAGCAAAGTCAAAGGTTGTCGAAAAAAAGGTAGATAAAAAATCTAATTATTTTGTATATTTTTGGTTGTTGCTATTGCTGATACTTGCTTTGATAGCTTATAAGCTAAGAAGGCTAATCTTCATAAGGTAACTAATTAATCGTTATATTTGTAAAACTTAAAAATTAAATCAAATGAAAAGTAAATCCAATCAAAACGAAACACAAGCACCTCAGAATGAGGCAGTAACAAAATTAACTGCTGAAGAGTAGGAGTTCATCCAAAAAGGCACTTTGAGTTACAAAAACATCAAGAGTCAAATTGGAGACCTTGAGATTCAAAAAGCTAAATTAATCAATGAGGCTAATGCAATTGTTAATGCGTTCCTTGTAAACGAGAAAGCATTGATTGAAAAGTATGGAGAAAATGCTGTCATCAATATGGACACCGGAGAGGTTACGCAAAAGCAAGGCTAATGCCTTCTAAATAAAGATAAAAGATGCCAAAGATTAATGACATAACCACAGTATCGAGCCCGAAACTAAGTGACAAATTACTTGGAACAAGTGTTGGTGGTACCCCGAGTAATCAAACAAATAACTTTACATTACAACAGTTAAAGACTTTGTTTGATGGGGGCAATCCTCCTGTTGCTCCGAATTTACAATCTGTATTGGATGCAGGTAACTCTGCGACTCAGAGCATTTTTCTTTCAGGCACGATTAATAGTAATAATCTCATTGTTTCAAATAGTGCATCTACTGTAAATCTTTATTTATCTCAGCGTCTTTTTGACAAAAACAATTTTCAGGGGACTAACGGTCAGTACTTGACAAGTACAGGTAACGGGGTACAGTGGTCAACACTAAGTAATCCGACACCTACTTTACAGCAAGTTCTTACTGCAGGGAATGTTAGCGACCGAGATATTATCACAACAGGTAATATTCAGGCTGCTAACATTGAATCTCCTGTTTTAACTGCTGACTCAAACCTAAGATTATACGGGACCTTATCTGACTCTTCAAATTCTGCAGGTGCAAGCGGTCAGGTATTACGTAGTACTGTGACAGGTACAAGTTGGGCTGACTTGCCTTCTTATTCTGCTCTTGCTCCATTAGCATTAAATACTATAACAAATCAGTTTTCAATTCGTCAGGCAAACAGTACTCAAAGTGGGTTCTTGTCTGCTGCTGATTGGATTAATTTTGATGGAAAGCAAAATGCAGGGAACTACATCACTGCATTAACCGGAGAAGCAACTGCTGCCGGACCGGGTTCTGCAACAATTACGTTGAATAACCTTGCGGTTATTAACAAGACACTTACAGGGTTTAATACGCTAACAGGGACAGTAACTGCCTCTGACAGCATTATATCTGCATTCGGTAAACTTCAAGGTCAGTTGCAAGGTATTGTTGCAGGTGTTACCTATATGGGTACTTGGAATGCTACAACAAACAACCCTACATTAGTTAGCAGTGTCGGCATTCAAGGACATTATTATGTTGTTGAGGTTGCCGGTAATACTAACTTGAATGGGGTTACTGATTGGAAGATAGGCGATTGGGCCATATTCAATGGAGATGTATGGGAGAAGGTTGATAATACTGACGCTGTAACTTCTGTAAATGGTTACATAGGTGCAGTCAACTTAATCAGTTCTGACATACCTGAAGGTCTAACAAATCTTTATTATACAAATGCTCGTGCTCGTCAGGCTTTAAGTTTTGAAGCAGGAAGCGGTGCATATAACTCTACTACGGGTGTTATTACAATCCCAACCAATAACAGTCAGTTATTGAATGGGTCAAACTTTATTACATTAGGTAACCTTAGTGCATCTGCTCCATTATATTACAATAACTTATCAGGAGCGTTTAGCATATCTCAGGCTAATGTTGCAGCAGATGGATATTTAAGTTCATCTGATTACAATTTCTTTGCGTCTAAGGTTAATCCTTCAAGACAAATTAATACAGTAGGACCATTGGCAGGTGGCGGTGATTTGAGTGCAAACTTAAATTTGTCAATTACTGAAGCAGGCCCTGCTACAGATGGTTACTTAAATCAGGCTGATTGGAATACATTTAACAGCAAGCAGGCTTATTTAAGTGGTACAGGATTAGTTAAATCTACATCAGGTACTATTACGTACATTACTGACAATTCAAGTAATTGGAATACTGCATTTGATAATTCAATTGTAAGTGCAGCAGTAACCGGTACGACTACTAAAACATTGACTCTTACTCAGGAAGATGGCGGTACTATTACTGCCAATTGGACTGATTTTGATACTGCTCCTGTAACAAGTGTGTTCGGAAGAACAGGTGCTATAGTTGCTGAGAGTGGCGATTATACAACAACTCTTGTAACAGAGGGTACAAATTTATACTATACTGATGCTCGTGCACGTGGAGCAATTTCTGTAGAATTAAATACAGGACTTACTTATACTTCTTCTACGGGTGAAATAGGCATAGCAACAGGATATTCTATTCCTACTGACGCAGAGCAAGGGGATTGGACTACAGCGTATAACAACTCAATTGTAAGTGCTGCAGTAACAGGAACCTCAACAAAAACTTTAACTCTGACTCAACAAGATGGAGGAACAGTTACGGCTGATTGGTCAGATGCTGATACAGGTCTGACTTCAGTTGGCATTAGTATGCCATCTGCATTTACTGTTACAAATAGCCCATTAACAAGCAATGGTACATTGAATGTTATTGGCTCAGGGACATCATTGCAATATATTGATGGAACAGGTTCATTGCAAACATTCCCAACTCTAACAGGATATGTACCATACATTGGTGCAACATCAAATGTAGACTTGGGCACATTCGGTGTTATTACTGATTTCGTAGAGTTCAATACCAATCCTACTTCATTGCCTACTGTTCAAGGTACAATGTATTGGGATGCAGATAAAGAAACTGTAGACGTAATCCTTAATGGTACTACAGGTTCTATATTCCAAGACACATACTTCTTTGTTAAAAACCAAACAGGAGCATCTATACCTAAAGGAACAGTTGTTCGTGCAAATGGTACTGTAGGTTCAAGTGGTAGGATATTAGTAGCACCATTCTTAGCAAATGGTTCATTTGATTCTAAGTTTTGCTTAGGAGTTACGACTGAGACAATTGCTGACGGGGCTGATGGACGTGTAACATACTTTGGGGCAATTCGTGAAATTGATACAAGTGCTTATGTAAATGGAACAGTTCTTTATGCATCTCCAACTGTTGTTGGTGGATTCACATCAACTGAACCATCAGGTCCTACAAACAATATTATTAGTGTTGCAATTGTTGTAAACTCAAGTCCAAACAATGGTACATTATTCGTAAGACCTACATTTGTTCCGAGTGCAACTGATATTGCTAAGTCATTAAACTATGTTCCTGCAAGTCAGTCAACAACACTGACTATTAATGGTACTACTTTTGACCTTAGTGCAAATAGAACTTGGACAGTAGGTACTGTTACAAGTGTAGATATGAGCGTGCCTACAGGATTCACTATTGGTAACAATCCTGTTACTTCAAGTGGTACTCTTGTATTAGGATATGCTTCAGGATATAGCCTTCCAACAAATGCTTCTCAAGCAAATTGGGATACTGCATATACAAATAGAATTACATCTCTTACTACTACCGGTACAAGTGGAGCGGCTACGTTGACAAGCAACGTGCTTAACATCCCTCAGTATCAGGCTCAGGGTAATTATATAACTGCATTAACCGGTGAGGTTACTGCGAGCGGACCGGGTTCAGCAAATGCTACATTGTCAAACTCTGCCGTAACAGGTAAGGTGTTGACAGGATTAAATGTAACAGGAAGTTCAATTCTTGATACAGATAGTATATTGGTGGCGTTTGGTAAACTTCAAAATCAAGTTAACCAACTTGTTGGTGGTTTGAAATATGATGGAACTTGGAACGCTGCAACAAACACTCCTACCATCACATCAGGTGTTGGTACAGATGGAGATTTCTATATCGTAAGTGTAGCAGGAAACACAAATATTAACGGAATTACTGATTGGCAAGTAGGAGATTGGATTGTATTCCATACTCCTTCTTGGCAGAAAGTCGATAATACTGATTCAGTAAGTAGTGTGTTCGGAAGAGTTGGTACAGTTACTGCAGCTCAATCTGACTATGCTGCATTCTATCCTTTGATTTCTGATATTAAAGATGGAGTTCTTACGGTTCAAGGTACAGGAGTTCTTTCAGGGTCAGGTACATTTAGTGCTAACCAAGCAGCTAATAATACCATTACTCTTACTCACGGTGCTGTATCGAGAACTAACACTACATCTACTCAGTCTCCTTCTTTTGGTGGGACATTTACTGCGATTGACAGTATCACATCTTCTGCCGAAGGTCACATTACAGGAGTAAATACTAAGACAGTAACTATCCCTAATACTACTGCTCCAAACAATGCGACAATTACATTGTCTGCAGGAAGCGGTATTTCAGGAGGTGGTGATTTTACTACTGACCAATCATTCAATGAGACAATCACATTCTCTCACGGGGCTACCTCAACTCAGCCAAGTGTAAATAACTCAGGTCGTACCTTCATCCAAGACATCACATTAGATAGTTTTGGACACGTAACGGGACTTGTTTCTGCTACTGACTCTGATTCATTTACAGGTACAGTTACTCAGGTAAATGGGACCGGGGGGTACGGTGGGTTAACTTTAAGTGGCACTGTTACTACTTCAGGTAATATTACTTTAGGTGGAACTCCTACAGGGACTTGGCCTATTTCAATCTCAGGTAATGCTGAGACTGTAGATGGATATAGTGCTTCTACTTCAACATTGGGTAACCATATTGTTGTAAGAGATGGTAACGGATACATCTTTGGTAACTACATCAATATGACTGATGATGGAAATCCGGGAGGAGGAGCATCAATCACATCATTTATTACCAAGCAGGGAGACAACTACTACCGTTCAGTATCTCCAACAGCCGCAGCAAACAGTATTAGAGGAGCAGCAAGTGGAAGTTGGGGAATAAACATTACAGGAACAGCATCAGGGAATATTGCTAAATCATCAATTGGAACTGTTGTTGGTACATATTACAATACGTCAGCAGGGGATATAGGTGGAGTAAAAGTAAGATTGCCGTTTAATACAAGTCACGGGGCAATGGTATCCTTTACATTAAGGGTATATCAATCTTATCAAAGTTTTGATGTTCAATTTTCAGGATATTTATACAGTACCATAAATCAATGGTATGAACCAAGGGCCATAGGAATTACTTGTTCTCATTCTGCAAATGTAAGAATGGGCCGTGATGACGATGGTCGTGCTTATGTTTGGATTCAGGGGGGTGCATATACAGGTGCAGCAGTATTTGATTTAGTAAACGGATATTCTGTAGGAGGCAATTGGGAAAGCGGTTGGGAAATAGTTAGAACGAACTATACCCCAAGTTTAGCATTAGACACAACTGTTTGGCCTAATATAAACGCAGGCAACATTGGCTCTCAGTCTGTGTCTTTTGCAAATAACGCAGGGTTTGCAGGCAGTGCATCTTCAGCAGGATATGCATCAACGGTTCAGATAAACTATAACAATGATAGCAATGGAAACTATCAAATGTTGTGGGGGTCAGGGAATAGTATTTATGGTACAGGAGACATTTATTGTAATCCTGCTGCTGATGCAGTGTTTGCTAAGAATTTTCAAGTTAATGGTAATAATGCTGTAGCGGTAGTAACAAACAATGCTAATGGTGCTCCGGGACTTATCGCTAATGCAGTATATCCTTGGGCAACATATCAAACATATATCAAGGGTGATTATAATGAATCATCTTATCAATCAGGAAGCGACACTTATTATTCAGGATTTAATGGGTTTTCATTTTCTACCGGTTTTTATGGAGGTAATGCGTCAGGCTCATCAAGTTATCAAGCAGGCGGCATAAGTGGTAGTGCGTATGGTGGTAGTTGGTTCCATCAGCCAAATAATATTTATGCTGCAGGATTTGGGCCTCAATTCCAATGGAATGCTTATAGTGGCAATGGAGACTTGTACATTGGTGGTGTGCTTTATCAAAATCAATATTCTGACATTGCATTTAAAGAGAACGTAACTCCAATTGAAAACGCACTTGAAAAAGTAAAAGTAATTGGCGGTGTTGAATTTGATTGGAATGCTTATGCTAAAGAACAATCAGGAAAAGAAGGCCGTGATGTTGGGGTTATTGCAAACGTAGTTCAGCAAGTCTACCCTCTTGCTGTAAGAGAATACGATAGAGAAGATAACGACAAAATAGTATCACACCTTGTAGTTGATTATGATAAACTCAATCCTCTTGCTTTGCAAGCAATCAAAGAATTGGCGGCTATTGTTGATGAATTAAAATCTGAAATTGAAATATTAAAATCTAAATAGATGGCTGTAGAATATAAATGGACTTTAGGTTCAGTCCAAGGGAAAAGAGAATTTACGGATAAAAATGGTAACAAAAGAAACAATGTTATCAAATCTGTTGAGTTGGTATTCCAAGGCAAAAAAGAAGGTGAAGATGCTGTTATTAAAGAATCGGCATTAGTTGTCTTTGATTTAGTAGACCTTACTTCTTTTGAAGAAGTAGAAGACTTAACTCAAGAAATTATTTTAAATTGGGCTTTAAATAAACTTCATCCTAAGCAAAAAATTGATATTGAGAATAATATCAAATCTCATTTTGGTGAGCACGAATCAAATCTAATTCAAATAGAAATTAATGAGTAAAATTTCCGGTAAAAAAATAATGGTTGGCACGCCTATGTATGGTGGTCAATGTTATTCAGGGTTTGTAGAATCTCTGTTACTTCTTCAAAACAAACTAATAGCCAATGGGGCTGAGTTCAATTTTATAAATATTGTAAATGAAAGTCTAATCACAAGGGCAAGGAACCATATTGCTCAGGTTTTCTTGAAAAGCGATTGTGACTTTCTTTTGTTTATAGATGGAGACCACAGATTTGACCCTGATGCTATTTTAAAAATGATTGAAGAGGATGACGACATTCTATGCGGAATCGCTCCTAAGAAAAACATTAATTGGGGTACAGTTAAGGAGGCCGCAATTTTAGGGGCGAACGACTTGAGGTTTTTTACAGGTGATTTTGTTTTGCATTTTTTAGATAAAGAAGTAGACCTTTCCAAAAAGTTTGAAATAAAGCACGGTGGAACAGGATTGATGCTGATAAAGCGTATTGTTTTTGAAAAGTTAAAACCTTTAGTCTCTCAATACAAATGTCCAATCTCAAAAGATAATGAAATGGTTTCTGAGTTCTTTACAACAACTATAGAAAACGATGAATTGCTTTCAGAAGATTATGAGTTCTGCAGGTTATGGAGGTCTTTAGATGGGAAGATTTATGCGGCTCCTTGGATAGGTATGACCCATATTGGGAACTATGAGTTCTCAGGTAACTTTTATGCTCACCTTGATTTATATAGTAGAATAGAGGCTTCCAAGAAAAAGTAAACTGTTTGTTTAATTTTTTTTGATTATTTTTACATAGAATAATTAAATCAAATTAAATGGACATTAGAAAAATATCCATAGGCCCGGATTACAAGGGGAGTGCAATGCACTACATAGTAGGGCAGCGTGTCCTTGGCGACACGAATGAGATACATCTCATTAAGATGGATGCAGTAAAACAGTCCATCAAGATATTCATAATTAACGATAAGGGAGAAGTGGTACTTTGGAAGGAATTTAATTCGACCATTCCCATTGCAATTGAATATAATATTAATATCTAATGAGGTCTCCGTTTTACTTTATAGCTAAGCCGGTGGACGGCAAGAGGTACAGCAATACAAAAGAGATTGGTGGGATTGAGTTTATTGTCAGCACATCAGAAGAGGACCATAAGTTCTCTAATCGGTTTGCCGAAGTGGTAGAATTACCCTTAGGATACAAAGGCCCAATAAAGACAGGTGACACATTGCTCGTTCATCATAACGTATTCAAGTACTATAATGATATTAAGGGTAGGCAGAAAAGTGGGAAATCGTTCTTTAGAGACGACTTTTTCTTTATAGAGTTTGACCAATTCTTTTTATACAAGAGTGGTTCCACGTGGAACGCACACGATAGGTATTGCTTCGTTAAGCCAATCCCTGTTACAGAAAGCTATATCAAAAAGCCATTTAGCGAAGAGCCTTTAATGGGGGTTATGAAATACCCTAATGAATATCTTTTGGAGCGTGGGATAAAGCAGGGGGATATGGTTTGTTTTAGCCCTGATAGTGAATACGAATTTACTGTTGATGATGAGAAGCTATACCGAATGTATGACCACCAAATAACAATTAAATTATGAATCTAATCACCTTTGATGACGTATTAAAAGACCCTAAAGCCTATGTATCAGACATACACTTACACGGTTTCCAAGATGTGGCAGATGGACACAACGTATTCCGTAATATTCAGCCAAGAGACAGTAACGATGAGTTTGCCCAATTTGTATCCAATCTATTCCTTGGTTACAAAGTAGACTTAAACTTTATCCGTAAGTCGCCATTGAACCAAGAAGAACCAAATTTTGTACATACGGACGAGATGATGGGGGAAATAACTTGTATATTGTATTTGAATGAAGATGCCCCAAAAGATGATGGGACTACAATATACGATGAGAATCACGAGCCAATCTTTACGATGTACTCTAAATTCAATCGTATGATTGCTTTTACATCTGATGCCCCTCATTCAAGAAATATCTTTGAGAACTTTGGTGATGGAGAAAAGGCGAGGTTGATACAGGTTGCATTCTTAAAGTCAAAGTAATGAAAGACGCAAAGGAGATAAAGATGAGAATCATTGCTGCCGGATATAAAGCAGTAGATGAATTGATTAAAGTAGCCGAGGAAAATGTGGTAAAAGGAGGTGGTGAAGAGGAAGGCGAACTTGCTGCAGATAGATTAAAGAATGCAGCAGCTACAAAGAAGTTAGCGATATTTGATGCATTTGAAATATTAAGTCGAATTGAAGCCGAGAAAGAAAGTCTTGATGCCATCAATAATGGCGTAAGTAAAACAGATACAAAACAAGGATTTGCAGAACGAAGGTCAAAACAATAATCTGTGCCGAGTACTAAAGGACTATATACCGGCAGCTGTCATCTCTAAGAAGAATAGAGTGAGGTCGTGGCTTTATGGCTATAACGACCAATACGATGTTGTTATTATATCCAAGACCGGGCAGATAGGTGAGATAGTAGAAATATCAGGGTTAAAGATTGCTTTGCCTTTGGCTCCTGAAAAGTGTCTTCAAAGACACTCTGATAAGTCTGAGCAGTATTGGGAGCGTCAGGAGATACCTAAAGAGTTAGCAAAGATTCAATCCATATTTCAATGGAACGATAAGCCAAAAGAATTTAAGGATAGATGGGTTGACTATATCGAGCAAGAGTTTGATTATAGAGAGCAAGGTTTTTGGTTTATGAATAATGGGGTGAAGACCTATATTACAGGGTCTCACTATATGTACCTCCAATGGTCAAGTATTGATGTTGGGTATCCTGATTTTCGTGAAGCAAACAGAATCTATTGGATATTTTGGGAAGCGTGTAAAGCTGACCCAAGAAGTTTCGGGATGGTCTATCTGAAGATTAGACGTTCCGGATTTTCATTTATGTCTTCTTCAGAATGCGTAAACATAGGAACGCTTGCTCGTGACTCTCGTATTGGTATTCTATCTAAGACAGGTGCAGATGCCAAGAAGATGTTTACTGATAAGGTTGTCCCTATCAATAGCAGGCTACCATTTTTCTTCAAACCTATTATGGATGGTATGGATAAGCCTAAGACTGAATTGGCGTTCAGAGTACCGGCATCCAAGATTACCAAGAAGAATATGTACGATTCTGATGACAGCGAGATTGATGGCCTTGATACCACAATAGATTGGAAGAATACAGAAGACAACTCTTATGACGGTGAGAAGCTGTTGTTTTTGGCTCACGATGAAAGTGGGAAGTGGACCAAGCCGGTAAACATTAAGGAGAATTGGCGTGTTACCAAGACCTGTCTCCGTTTGGGTAGTAAGATTATCGGCAAGTGTATGATGGGGTCTACATCTAATGCACTAAGCAAAGGTGGTCAGAACTTTAAGGATATTTATGAGGAGTCTAAAGTAAAGATTCGTAACGCTAACGGTCAGACTAAGAGTGGGCTCTACGCTATATTTATTCCTATGGAATGGAATATGGAAGGGTTCATTGACATATATGGTCAGCCTGTATTGCGTAAGCCTGAGAATCCTATCAGAGGAGTAGATGGTAATTGGATTACTAATGGGGCCATTGATTATTGGGAAGCTGAAGTTGAATCATTAAAGAATGATGCAGATGCCCTTAACGAGTTTTATCGTCAGTTCCCAAGAACCGAGTCTCACGCATTCCGTGATGAAAGTAAGCAGGCTCTATTTAACCTGACGAAAATCTATCAGCAAATTGATTACAATGACTCAATGATAAAGGAGCACTACCTTACTCGTGGGTCGTTCTCTTGGAAGGACGGAATCAGGGATACCCAAGTGATATGGACTCCTGACCCTCGTGGCAGATTCAATGTAAGTTGGTTCCCACCTAAGCACTTGCAAAACAACGTGCATATAAGAAATGGGATTAAGTATCCCGGGAATGAACACCTTGGGTCTTTTGGATGCGACTCGTATGATATTTCTGCTGTGGTAGGGGGGCGTGGTTCTAATGGTGCATTGCACGGAATGACCAAGTTTCATATGGATGACGCTCCTGTAAATGAGTTTTTCTTAGAGTATATAGCAAGACCTCAGACTGCAGAGATATTCTTTGAGGAGGTATTAATGGCTTGCGTGTTTTATGGAATGCCAATATTGGTCGAGAATAATAAGCCACGTTTGCTATATCATTTAAAGAATAGAGGATACAGAGGCTTTTCAATTAATAGACCTGACAAGCAGTTTGCGAAATTGACAAAGACTGAACGAGAGTTAGGCGGAATACCAAACTCATCAGAAGATGTAAAGCAGGCTCACGCTTCAGCGATTGAGTCTTACATTGAGAAGTTTGTAGGGTTGGATTTAGAGGGTAAGTATAGAGACCCTGAGGAAATGGGGACTATGCCATTTACAAGAACGCTTGAAGATTGGGCTAAATTTGACATCAACGACAGGACTCGATTTGATGCCTGTATTAGTTCGGGATTGGCCATTATGGCTAATCAAAAGCACCTATACATCCCTGAGAAAAAAGAATCGAAATTAATTATTAACTTCGCTAAATATAAGAACGAAGGAGTAACAAGTCAATTGATTAGATGAAAAATATAACAATCGAAATAAATGCGGTATCATTCCCGAGTCAGTTGGCTACTGATGCCGAAAAAGCATCTGACACCTTTGGATTGCAAGTAGGTCAGGCCATTCAGTATGAGTGGTTCAGAAAGGATGGTAATTCCTGTAGGTATTATGGGCAATGGCAAGATTTTCGTAGACTTAGATTATATGCAAGAGGTGAACAACCTATTGGCAAATACAAGAATGAATTAGCTATTGATGGAGATTTGTCTTATCTGAACTTAGATTGGACTCCGGTTCCTATTCTACCAAAGTTCATTGACATTGTTGTTAATGGTATGTCTGACCGATTATTCAAGGTTAAGGCTTATGCTCAGGATGCAATGTCCCAATCAAAGAGAAGCAAGTATCAAGATATGGTTGAGTCTCAGATGATTGGTAAACCTGTTCTTGAAATTATTCAGGAGGAGACAGGGGCTAATCCATTTATGATGGACCCTGAGAAACTGCCTCAGACAGACGAGGAACTTTCTCTTTATATGCAGCTTAACTATAAGCCTGCTATTGAAATCGCTGAAGAAGAAGCTATCAATACAATCTTTGATGAGAACCACTATGATGACATCAGAAAAAGATTGGATTATGATATTGCGGTTATTGGTATTGGGGTAGCGAAGCACGAGTTCCTTCAGGGAACAGGCGTTAAACTATCTTATGTTGACCCGGCAAATATCGTTTACAGTTATACAGAAGACCCATTCTTTAAAGACGTATTTTATTGGGGTGAAATTAAAACCGTTCCGATTACTGAGTTGATGAAGATTGACCAATCCTTAACTAAGGAAGACCTTCAGCAAATTACTCAGTACAGTCAGGCGTGGTATGACTACTACAATGTGGCTCAGTTTTACGAGAACAGTATGTTCTATCGTGACACTTGCACATTGATGTATTTCAATTATAAGACCACAAAGAAGATTGTCTACAAGAAAAAGAAACTTGAAGGTGGTGGTACTCGAGTGATTGAGAAGGACGAGAACTTTAACCCACCTGCAGAAATGATGGAGGAGGGCAACTTCGAGAAGATTGAAAAGACCATTGATGTATGGTATGAGGGTATTATGGTAATGGGTACCAATATCCTGTTGCAATGGAAGTTGTCTGAGAATATGGTTCGTCCAAAGTCTGCCTCTCAACACGCACTACCAAACTATGTTGCTTGTGCACCTCGTATGTATAAGGGAGTGATTGAGTCTTTGTGTAGAAGGATGATTCCTTTTGCTGACTTGATTCAGATTACTCACTTGAAGCTACAGCAAGTTATCGCACGTACTGTGCCTGATGGAGTATTCATTGATGCTGATGGCTTGAATGAAATTGATTTGGGTACAGGAAATGCTTATAATCCTGAGGATGCATTAAGGCTATACTTCCAAACAGGTTCTGTTATTGGGCGTAGCTATACTCAAGATGGTGACTTCAACAATGCACGAGTCCCTATTACTCAGTTAACTTCTAATTCAGGGGCATCCAAAACACAGATGCTCATCACTAATATGAACCACTACATTGATATGATTAGGTCTGTAACCGGACTTAACGAAGCAAGAGATGGTTCTATGCCTGACCCTAACTCTTTGGTTGGTCTGCAGAAATTAGCCGCACTTAATTCAAACACAGCTACAAGACACATCCTTGATGCTTCATTGTACATCTATCGTTCAATGGCAGAGGCTCTTACTTATAGAGTTTCAGATATATTGGAGTACTCAGATTTCAAGGATGAGTTTATAAATCAAATAGGTAAATACAATGTCTCTATTTTAAATGACATTAAAGACCTTTACATTTACGACTTCGGAATCTTTATTGAGATTTCACCTGATGAAGAGCAGAAGGCTCAACTTGAGGCAAACATTCAGATGGCATTATCTAAGGGAGACATTAACCTTGAGGATGCAATTGATATTCGTGAGATTAGAAATATCAAACTTGCGAATCAATTATTGAAGATGAAGCGTATCAAGACTCAGGAGCGTGAAGAGAAGATGGCTATGCAGAAGCAGTCTATAATTGCTCAACAGCAATTACAGTCTCAACAATTAGCAGCAGAAACAGCTATGCAGAAACTTCAGATGGAGACTCAGGCTAAGATGCAGCTGAAGCAGGCGGAGGTAGCTTTTGATATTGAGAAGTCCCGTAATGAAGCTGAACTTAAATCTCAATTGATGAGAGAGGAGTTTGAGTATAACAGAATGTTAAGAGAGATGGAGGTTGGTAGCTTAACCGAAAGGGAGATGATGAGAGAGGAAGCTAAATCAAAAAGAATTAGTCAACAAAATACCGAGCAATCGAAACTTATTAATCAGAGAAAGAACAATCTCCCCCCGTTAAGATTTGAATCAAATGAGGATAGCTTGGATGGTTTTGATTTGGCAGAATTTGAGCCTCGTTAAAATGTCGAAATTTTTATCTAAGTTTGTATAAATTAAATCGAATCAAATGGAATTAAAAGTTAGGTCATTGGACATTATTGAACCAAAGAGTGTTCAAGAAGTCGAAAAAGAATTGCTTGAAAAGCACGAAGAGTCTTTAAAGCAAGATGATAATCAGGTTCAATCTACCGGTGACGAAGGTGCCGGGAATGATAGTGATGATACTGCAAGTGATGCAGGATTTGAATTAAAGGATGAAGATGTTCTTTCATATATTGGTAAAAGGTACAATAAGCAGATAAACTCTTTGGATGATTTGGTTGCTGAACGTAAAGAGTCAGAGCCATTGCCCGAAGATGTTGCTGCTTACTTACAATACAAAAAGGAGACAGGCCGTGGGTTTGAAGATTTCTTGGCTCTCAAGAAAGACTTTGATTCTATGGACCCTGATAAACTTCTTAAAGAATACCTGACTGCTACGCAGGAGGGTCTCGACAGCGATGACATCGAGGCTTTGATGGATGACTACAGATTTGATGAAGAGTTGGATGATGAGTCAACCATTAAGAAAGCAAAAATCGCAAAGAAGAAAGTACTTGCTGAAGCAAAGAAATACTTCAATACTCAGAAGGAGAAATACAGAGTGCCACTTGAGTCAAGACCGGCCTCCATCTCTGATGAAGAGAAAGAAGTTTACGAAAGCTACAAGCAGTACATCCAAGAGGCAAAGACCATCGAGGAGGAAACCAAACGTAAACGTCAGTGGTTTGACCAAAAGACGGACGAAGTTTTTAGTGGAGAGTTCAAAGGTTTTGAGTTCAACATTAATGACAGGAAAATTATGTTTGCCCCCGGGGATGCCAATGAGTTGAAGAGAGTCCAATCTACTCCGCAGAACTTTATCAGTAAGTTCTTGGATGAGCAAGGGCTAATCAAAGACGCAGCAGGTTATCATAGGTCGTTGTCAATAGCTATGAACCCTGACAAGTTTGCCAAGTTCTTTTATGAACAAGGGTTAGCTGATGCAACCGATGATGTTACTCGTAAAATCAAGAACATCAATATGTCGGAGCGTAAAGTCCCTGAGGTTGGCAAGCCAACAGGCGGAATGCAGGTGAGGGCGGTAAACCCTGATTCAGGTAGAAACCTGAAAATCCGCAGTATTAAAAAAATGTAAAACAAAAAAACTAAAAGAAAATGGCAAGTCAATTATTAAGCAATCCTACCTACCAATTGCAGCCGAGTGCTGAACAGGTGGCATTGCAAACCAATTACATTACCAATTTCAATTTCTTGAATCAGTATCTTCCTGATACTTATGAGAAAGAATTTGAGCGTTATGGTAATCGTACTATTGCATCTTTCCTACGTATGGTAGGAGCAGAGATGCCTTCTAACTCTGACCAAATTAAATGGGCAGAACAAGGACGTTTACACATCAAGTACACTAACTGTACTTCAGCTGCAGCTGCAGGTGCTTCTACAGCAACCTTCACTGTAAATGATAGCGGTGTAACTTACATTGCTATCCGTGTTGGACAAACCTTGATGATTCAGAACAACACTTCAGGTGTGTTCAACAAAGCAATCGTTACTGCAGTTCCTTCTGCAAATACTTTCACTGTAGCTTACTATGAAGCAGCAGGTCAGTCTTTCGCAGTATCTACTCAGTGTACTGTATTCATTTACGGTTCTGAGTTTAAGAAAGGTACCAACGGAATGATTGGTTCTTTGGAATCTGAAGATGAAATCTTCTCTAACAACCCAATTATCATCAAAGATAAGTATGCGGTTAACGGTTCTGATATGGCACAAATCGGTTGGGTAGAAGTAACCACCGAGAATGGTGCTACCGGATACCTTTGGTATTTGAAATCAGAGCACGAAACTCGTCTTCGTTTTGAAGATTATCTTGAAACTGCAATGATTGAAGCAGTTCCTGCCGCTACCGGTTCAGGTGCTAAAGTTGCAGGTATGATGGGTTCTGAAGGTATCTTCTACGTTGTTAACCAAAGAGGTAACGTATGGGGTGGTGGAACTCCAACTACTTTGCAAGATTGGGATACCATCGTATCACGTCTTGACAAGCAAGGTGCTATCGAAGAGAACGTAGTGTTCGTAAATCGTGGATTGTCTTTCGACATCGACAATATGTTGGCTACATTGAACGGATACACTTCAGGTGGTGTTGCTCAGTCTGCATCATTCGGTTTGTTCGACAATGACGTTGATATGGCGTTGAACCTTGGCTTCACCGGATTCCGTAGAGGTTATGACTTCTACAAGTCTGATTGGAAGTACTTGAACGACCCAACTATGCGTGGTGGTCTTAATACCACTGCTGCTACTGCAACCGGTACTATCACAGGTTTGATGGTTCCTGCAGGTTCTACTTCAGTTTACGACCAAATTATGGGTAAGAACGCTAAGCGTCCATTCTTGCACGTAAGATACCGTGCTTCTGAAGCTGAAGACCGCAGATACAAAACTTGGATTACAGGTTCTGCCGGTGGTGCTGCAACAAGCGACCTCGATGCAATGGAAGTCAACTTCCTTTCTGAGCGTTGCGTATGTACCTTGGGTGCAAACAACTTCGTATTATTCCGTTACGGTTAATTAGGAAGCTAAATATAAGGGGAGTGTCTTTGAAGACACTCTCCTTTATTACTTAAATCAAATTAAATTAAATACAAAATGGCAAAGAATGTTACCCCTGTAGACAAGGTCTACAAGTTGAAAATAGGCAATCCCCTTTCTTACACATTGGCTTCAAGAAACCATCCGAGATACCCTCTGATGTGGTTTGATGAGAAGAACAATGTAAACCGTGCTCTTAGATATGCAGTAAATCAGAAGTCTCCTTTTGAGGATGAGCAAGATGGAAATGCAATCATTGAGCCAATCATTTTTGAAGACGGCTTTTTACGTGTCCCTAAAAACAACCCTGTTCTGCAGCAGTTCCTGCATTATCATCCATTAAATGGTATTGTATTTTCTGAGGTAGACAAAGAGAAAGAAGCAGCCGAAGAGGTTGAAGATTTGAACTTAGAGGTTGAGGCATTGGTAGAGGCTCGTCAATTAAGCATTGACCAAATTGAAACTCTTACCCGAGTGATGTTTGGCAAAGACCCATCTACAGTTTCTACTGCAGAGTTGAAGCGTGATATTTTGGTGTTTGCTAAGAATGACCCAAGAGAGTTCTTGAATATATTGAATGACCCTGAACTAAAGTTCCAAGCTAAAGTCAGAATGTTCTTTGAGAACAAACTGTTAATCTTGAGAAATGGAGACAAAGAAGTGTGGTATAATACCGCTACTAACAAAAAGAAAATGCTCTCCGTTCCTTATGGCGAAGACCCATATGAAATAGTAGCAGGCTTCTTACAAAGCGATGAAGGTATCGACTCGCTGAAGATGTTAGAGGCTGTTTTACAATAGATTGATTGATAGATTGATTGATAGTTGATTGGAAATGAGGGCATCTTGTGCCCTCTTTTTTTTTATGTATATTTGTAAAAAAGGAAAAAAATGATAAACTCTGTGCGAAATACGGTTCTATCCGTGTTAAATAAAAATAACTACGGGTATATCTCTCCTTCCGATTTCAACCTGTATGCACAGAATGCACAGATGGAATTGTTCGAGGAGTATTTCAGCAGCTATAATCAGATTATAAATGCTGAAAATGCACGTTCTGCAGGTACTGACTATGCAGATATGGAACAGCCGATTGCTGAAACTATGGAGTCGTTCCTTAGGACAGATTATCTTGCGTTAATTGGTGGCAATAGATTCTCTATGCCTTCACTTACGACAACAGGATTTCTGTCTTACTATTTATTAGATGTTCAATGCAGACCTATCGTTTTAAGAACAGGTCTTAATACTGCCGTGGCATCAAATCAATTAATTGATAATGCTGCAAACTTTATCTTATTAGGTGTTGCTCCCGGTGACTTAGTTTTGAATAGAATTACAGGTAATGTTTCAAACGTAATTTCAGTATTGAATCAAACGACATTATCATTAGATTCAAACATATTTACTATTGCAGGACAACAATATGCGGTAATATCATCTGCGTCTGTGGTTCAAGCAGAGAAGGTTAACAACTCAAAGATTTCATTATTGCTTAATTCAAATCTTACTCCGCCTTCAAATGAGTATCCTGCATACACATTGCAAGGGGAGGTATTGACTCTGTACCCGAGAACTATAATGCATAAAGGTCAAGTTGAGGCAAAATACTTTAGATTCCCTAAAGTCCCTAAGTGGACGTATATTACATTGTCTAATGGGGAGCCTGTGTTTGACCAATCGCAAGCGGACTATCAGGATTTTGAATTACCTCCTGAGGATGAATACAAATTAATTACAAGGATTCTTCAATATTGTGGCGTGTCCATCCGTGAGACTGAGGTTACTCAGTTTAGTATGGCTAAGCAACAGCAAGAGCAGAACCCATAAAAACATAGGCTATGGCATATATATCACAGTATCAATATTATGAGAATGGCGGAGTTCAGCCTGAAGATGCCAATTGGGGGTCGTATCAATACATTAGTCTTCAGGACATTGTAAACAACTTCCTATTGATGTACACAGGTAACCACTCATTGGTTAACAATGAGGAGCGTTATAAGATATTGTTCCACGCAAAGCGTGCTATTCAAGAGTTGAACTACGATGCGTTCAAAGAAATTAAGGTGTTGGAACTTACGGTCCCTGATACCTTGAGGTATATTTTACCTTCTGACTATGTCAATTGGGTTCGTATTTCATTATACAAAGATGGATGGTTGAGACCATTGACTGAGAATATCCAAACGCTTTCATCAAGAGCGTACCTCCAAAATGCTCAAGGTAAAATATTGTTTGACCAAGAGGGCAATGCATTGTCTCCTCAGTATTCTGAGATTGATTTTGATAGATTGACTCACATTAAGAAGAGCATCTACTTAAACCAAGACAATCAGTTCGATGGCAATGAAGGATGGAACTATGATGGGATGTGGTATTTTGAGGGGTATATTGGTGCGGCATATGGGTTAGATACCGAGACCGCAAACTTTAACCCTACCTTTAACATTGACCGTAAGGCAGGTGTAATCAACTTTGATTCTCCAATGACCGGTAAGCAATGTATCCTTGAGTACATATCTGATGGTATGGAGCAGGGAGATAATTCAAAGATTACCGTAAATAAATTATTTGAGAAGTACATTTATGCTTACATTCAATATGAAATTTTGAATAGCAAGTTGGGTGTACAGGAGTATATTGTTGCACGTGCTCGTAAAGAGAAATCTGCTTTATTGAGAAATGCAAAAATAAGAATCAGCAACATTCACCCGGGAAGACTCTTGATGAACTTGAGAGGATTGGACAAGCAAATTAAATAAGATGACAAAAATTACACGGAATTTCGTAGCCGGGAAAATGAATAAGGTAGTAGACGAAAGAGTACTACCCGAAGGTGAATACATTGACGCTTTAAACGTGAGAATGGGTTCTACTGAGAACTCCGAAATTGGTGTTATTGAAAATACAAAGGGTAATTTACCCCTTACTTCTTTGGCGTACATTAATGGAACGCCTCTTAGTTCTCAAGCAAGATGCATTGGTGCTATTCAAGATAGTGCAACAGAAACTATTTATTGGTTTGTTCACGACCCCAACTTTTCTGTAGGGGCTACACGCAAACTTGATTTGATTGTATCTTACAATGTAAGTGCAAACGTATTAACATACCACGTTGTAAGCATCAACGATGGGAGCAATGTTAATACGACTCTTAATTTCAATCCTACGTATCTTATTACGGGCGTTGATATTATTGAGAACCTTTTGTTTTTTACAGATGATTATAACCCTCCAAGGGTAATTAATATTAACGCTAACTACCCTAACCCTGTGTCAAATATTGACAGGGTTTCTGCAGAGTCGCTTCTTGTTATTAAGAAGCCACCTGTAGAGGCACCACAAGTGCAGCCTATTGTTACCAATGGGCAAGAGAATTTCTTAGATACAAGATTCATTTGCTTCGCTTATAGATATAAGTATGCGAATGGGGAATACAGTGCGACATCTCAGTGGTCTGCTCCTGCTTTTATTCCTAAGCCTTTTAGTTTTAGTGTTGAAAGTTTCTTAAATGAGGGGATGACCAACTTCTGCAACTCTGCAATTATCACATATAATTCAGGGGGTCCGCTCGTTGTTGGCATTGACCTATTGTTCAAGAAAGCTGATGGAAATATTATTCGTGTAATTGAAAAACTTGATAAAGCTATTTTAGGGATACCTAATAATGCAGAGGTCCAATACACGTTTACTAATAGCAAAATCTTTACAGTATTGTCAGAGGCAGAATTACTTCGTTTATATGACAATGTACCTCGATTTGCTAAGGCCCAAACAATTATGGGCAACCGATTAATGTATGGCAACTATGTGGAGGGGTATGATTTGGTTGACCAATTTGGGGCTCCTGTTAAATTTGAATATACGACTCAATTGGTTTCTGAACCGATAGGAGTTACAAGTATAAACGATGGCCTTCAGTCAGGTAACTATTCAATTAATGGCAATGTCAATGTAGCAAATGCTGTAGTTACTTTTGATTTAGCAGGTCAAAGTTTAGTTGCAGGTTCAGCAATTAACTTAGATGTTATCATATCACACGCTCAATGGTCAGGTCAAACGCCATACCCTACTGAGACAACTGATGATGTGAGATTAAACTTTGCATTCTTTCTTTCAACCAATTATACTTCAGTGTATCAATTGGCTACGAGTATTGAGTTTCAGAATGCCGTAGGTACAATAGCGAACATTAAGCCTATTGCTGATGCCTGTAATGGAACAACATTTACAGATTCATTTAACTGTGCATTGCCTAATAATTTAGGAGCATTAGTAAAGAGTGGCAGTGGTATTAGTGCAGTTGGTCAACCTGTTGGAATTGTAACAAGTCCTGCGAGCAGTGTAATTGGATTGCAGTTTCCTGCTATGCGTTATGTTGATAGTCTTACGACTCCAACACAGACAGCGTATGAATACTACAGTGTTACATTAGCAGAGGCTACTTTTCAAGAAATAGCAAACACTCAAAGTCTTCACAGTAATAGAGACTATGAGATTGGTATTGTTTATATGGATGAATATAATCGAGCAACTACTGCTTTGGTTAGTCCTAATAACACTGAGCATATCCCTTGTGGATTATCCTCATTTAAGAACTCTATACAGGTTACAATCCCTCCTACACAAAAGCCACCGGCTTGGGCTAAGAGATACAAGTTTGTAATCAAGCCTGACCAAGAAAATTATGAAACAATCTATTGTAACATATTTTTCCAAGACCCTGAAACAAACAATGCATATTTCTTACTTGAAGGTGAGAATGCAAGAAAGGTTGAGGTTGGCGATAGATTGATTGTAAAAGCAGATTCAAGCGGTCCAACCACAAGTTGTGTTTATGCGACTATTCTTGAAAAGTCCGCACAGGCTTCGGGATTCATTGAGATTCCAAGTGAATTAGACCCTGACGTATTAATACCTGTTCCTGCAGGAGTTTATGCTAAGATTAATCCTAATAGTTTTAATATCGTTCAGGATGAGTTGGCTATTATAGCACCGGGCAAAATTACTGTTACCTCACCAAGAGGTGGGAACTATCCTAAACTGTACTACCCAATGAATAGATTTGACAATACGACAAATGCTTGGGTTGATTATGATGTGCCTGCAGGAAGTAGAATAGTTTTATATATTAGGCAAACAAGAGGCGGTGTAGGTAATGCTTGTGAAGAAAGAAATAACTTTTTAGAAAAGACATTAATCTCAGGCAATTCATACGACAATATGTATGATTGGTTTGTCGGTGAGAACGTAGAGCAGTTTCTAAATGATGGGTCAAGGTTTGCAGGTGCAGGTCAGTGTGTTCCTGATAACGAATTTGTTCCGGGCATTACAAATGTTGCAGGCGATTTACCTACAGACTTGTGTACAAACTATTATAGATTCTATAGAAACCCATCAACAAATCAATTACAATTGATGGTAACAGGTACGTTACCTTGTACAGGTATCGGATACCCTAATTCAAGAGCATCTAATATAGAGGTAAACATCACGGTATTCCGTTCTGATAAGAGTATCATATTTGAGACAGAACCAACTGATGCATTACCTGACGTGTTCTTCGAGAATGATATGTCTTTTGCTATTGTTAACGGGAACCATCAAGGCAATATCCAAAACCAAAACATTGGAGCAGGAACTCCTGCTATCGTAGATACAAAGTTCTTCAATTGTTTTGCGTTTGGCAATGGAGCAGAAAGCTACAAGATTCGTGACTCAATAGTTGGTAACTCCTTTAACCTTGGGAATAGGGTTACAAGCGTATCTGCTCAGGACTACAAAGCGGCAAACCGATTTGCAGATATTACCTATAGTGGGGTATATAGTGCAGAGTCAAACGTAAATAAGTTAAACGAGTTTAACTTAGGATTGCTCAACTATAAAGTATTGGAGCCATCATTTGGTAGTATCTATCTAATGGATGGGAGAGAGACAGATATTCTTGTTTTGCAAGAAGATAAAATCTCTTACGTATTAGCAAGTAAGAATTTAATATCTGATGCCACCGGTGGTGGGGTAATCTCTTCTGTTCCTGAAGTATTAGGTACTCAGATTGCTCGTACAGAAAAATACGGAATCAGCTTCAACCCTGAAAGTTATGTTCAGTGGGGGTACGATAGGTTCTTTACTGACGTAAAACGTGGTGCTGTAATTCAATTAAAGGGTGACTCATACTCTAACGAGCAGCTTAAAGTTATTTCTGAGTCAGGTATGAGGACTTGGTTTAGAGATGAGTTTAACGCTTCTTACGCCACTCAGAAGTTAGGTGGGTTCGACCCATATATGAATGAGTACGTACTTTCAAGTAACTCGTTAGATATTCCTGTTAACCCTGTGTGTTTAGACTGCGGTGTTTCTCAGACGTTTACATTAACAACTGTAGCTTCAGAAGAGAAGTCATATTCATACTGCGTAGACTTAGGCCCTTCAGTTGGACTTGCTGATGTTTCATTTAATGTGGTATCAATTAGTACTCCCGGTTCATTTAAGGTTGACGTAGAGTATGATGGCACAACAGTATCCTCAGGCGTTAGAACAACAAGTGGTGTAGTTACTATTAATAAGGATAATGTATCTGTAGAGACGGTAGATATTACCATCACATATACAGGAGACATCATATTAGATGTTCTTGCTGATTGCTGTCAGGCTGCATCTCTGAGCATTGTTCAGATTGTATTGACAAATGACTATGATGCAGGAGATACCATACATACAAACTACAGGTATGTAGATGGCACATTTACTTCACCGTTGCAGTCTACATTTACTGTATTCTCTTCGGGTACATCAAACCCTCTTGTATCAAGATATGGTATTACAACGGGTCCTGTAGGAACAGGAGCATTCCCTCCTGCAGGCAGCACGCTTAGAATGATTTCTGAGAAGCTATCTACTGATACGTTTGTATTTAATCCGGCTACTGACAAGTTCAAGTATTATACATCTGACACTTTGTATCCGAACAATAGTTCAGCGATAACAACATTATTAGGATTGGCAACAACCGCTACTCCTAACCAAGGTGGAGGCGATAGTAACTATGCTGATTTCGTAGTTCCAACGCTTCAAGATTACTTATATTTGATTTGGGATTTCAGAGCCTCAACAACAACAACTTTATGTTATTCATCGACAAGTGTTTCAGATGCTTGCTGTGGATGTGCACTAACTTAAAATAGAATTAAATGGCAACAAGTGGACAATATTATTTAAACGCACCATCTCTTGGGTCTGCTACTGCGGTATTTACAAATGCCTCACTTACTACTCTTGCTCCCAATGGGTTTTACTCAGATGGGACTATAGTAAGAGAACAGGCAGGTGGTGTGCTATTGCCACAGCAAAGCTGCCCTACTTGTGCTGTACCTTGTGATTCTACAATCACTGCTAATGGAGGCCAAGGTATATACTATCTTGACTTAAATACAGGTAGCAGTGTTGGCGATGTAGGTGCTGTAATTGTGAAGTTTAATCCAATGACCTACCCTAATGGGGTAAGGGCAACACTTGGGTCAACTGTTTATAACAAGATAACATCTTCATTAGATGGGGCCCATAAAAGCACAACAGCAGGTAATCCTACATTTGTGGGGATGGAGGCTTACGATTGTGGAATATCAGGTACAACATATCCTTCACTCCCTGTATTTGAGTATGGTTCAACATCATTTATAAATACAGGTACAACTCAAAGTTTTACTGTTAATTCAGGAGACGTGTCTTTAAGTAATGCAGCAGGTGGGTCTTATCTAATGGTGATACCAAAGACTGTTGCATCTCCGTCAATCATAAACTTTGAAGTGGTTGGTCCTTGTACAGGGGCAACGTGGACTATGTCTGTGGATTGCCCTGCGTTGCTTACAGGATTTAGTTCAAGCATAATGGCACCTACTGAACAGGCTGTATGCTTATTAGGTGAAACCACTACATACTATAATGCTTCTTTGTATAATACTCCGGGGCTTGTTGGTATGTATGACTTTGTATTTGCTGATGCTTATGGTTCTGTTCCATTAGCAGAAGGATTTTATTATGCAGCAGGCTCAATAGCAAATGATAATGAATGGTTCTTTGTAGATGAGAATGGTGTTGTTGCAGGGATGGGCGTATGTGCACCTCCTCCTCCTGAGTGTAATGATAGAAGGGTAGTATTCCAAATCTGTAACTCAAACGCAGCTAAAGATGACAACTTTGATATTTACTTAAACAATGTTTATATCGGTGCTGTAGACCTAAATGCTAATGCTCAAATAGGCTCTGTATTTATTGCAGACCTTAATACCGCAGTTGAAGTTACAGAGCCTGATTTTGTTTGTCCATTGTCAGGTATGGTTACATACCACTTTAACCCTGCTATTCTTCAGGGTTCAAACGTGTTGGAGATGAGAAACACTCAGAACAATGGCAATGGCAACTTTGGGGTTATTGGTATGCGTAACTATCAATTAGATGGCACGGATTTGATTAACCCTTGTGTGATTACAAATCTTACCTATAGTGGCGGTTCAGGGCAAAGTTTCACATTTAACTTTGATTATACTGAATGCTGTGCTCCGGTATGGTATCAGATAACAAACTGTGCTGATTCCTCCGTAGCATACTCTCAAGAGTATAGTGATGGTGATTTCGCAATAAACGATAGGGTTACAACTCCGGGGCAAACTTGGACTATCACAAACGTATTATCTTCTCAGCCATCAGGAACGCTATATCCTTTAACCCCAACAGGACAAACAGGGTGCACATCATCAGGATTTGCTACATTGGCTTGGGGATTTACTGAGATAGGTGGTGTTACAGGTAGTATGAACCTATATGTCAACGGTATTCTTATTGCAAATGCAATAACAACTACAACAGGGACATACACTGTGTATCAAGGAGATGTTATTACTGCTGAGATTAATGCAATAGGATGCGTTAGCCCAACTGTAAAAGCAAATGTTTATTCTTCAGGAATAATTATAAGTAGCGTTTGCAATGATAACTCTGCATCCACTACCACTACAGGCTACACAGTAACAAATTCGGATTTAGGTACAACAATAAGTTTAGGCACGTTTGCAACTTGCGATGATGCTTGTGTATAAAAAATATAACTATGGCGAATTATACATTGACATTTAGTGATATGGTTGACGGGTGGGTTTCGTTCTACTCTTATTATCCTGATTGGATGATAGGAATGAACAACTACTTCTACACCTTTAAAGGTGGTGACCTATATCGCCATAATGTAAACAATAATAGGAATACATTCTATCAGCCTTGGTGGACCAAAGTAGGGAACCCCGGTGGTGCGTTTACCCCTACAAGATTGCAGAGTGCATTTAATCAGGCACCTCTTGAGAATAAATTATTCAAGACCATTGACTTGCAGGGTGATGCTAAGTGGAGTGTTACTCTTCAGACTGACCTACAAGTGTCAGGATTTATTGAGGCCAATTGGTTTGAAAAGAAGGAAGCATCATTCTTTGCTTTCGTAAGAAACAATGCTATCGGGGAACTTGCGTTGCGTAGCGTGAATGGTATCGGCAAAAGCAATCAAGTTACCGGTGGCAATGTGGTAAAGTTCTCTTTGAATATTTCAATAGGGAGCATCATAAGTATTGGGGACTTGCTTTATTTTTCGCTGCCTCCATATACCACTCCTGTGCTTTGCGGTAGGGTTACTGCGATTACGGTAGATTTACCTAATGGAATAAACCAACTAACTATTGATACAACTATCCCCGGAACAACTCCAATACCTATTCAAGATGCGTTTTTCTTGTACATTAAAAACTCAGTAGCTGAGTCACACGGGGTATTAGGACACTATTGTACATTCAGTATAGAAAACACGTCTACAAATAAGATTGAGTTGTTTGCAGTACAGGCTGACATAATGAAAAGTTATCCTTAATTTTAATATCTTTGTTAGAGTATGGGACTATATATACGAGAACTGCAAGACACTGATTACGAAGACATCCTTGTGGGTTGGTGGCAGCAGTGGGGATGGGAGCCTCCACAAAAGGACTTCCTACCAAGAGATGGGAAAGGTGGGATTATTGTATATGATGACGACACCCCGATATGTGCAGGGTATATGTACCTTACGAACTCAAAAGTTTCTTGGGTTGATTGGATAATCTCAAACAAGGAATACAAAGGGAAAGAAAGAAAAGCTGCTATAAGTTTATTGGTCGATACGTTGACTAATATTTGTAGAAATGCAGGCAGCAAATATGTTTATGCTTTAATAAAACACCAAGGATTAATTGAAACATATGAAATGCTTGGGTATATTAAAGGAGATTCTTACACAAGCGAAATGATTAAAGTATTATAATATGGCAGCATTTACTACAATAGCAGCAGGAGTTGGTTTAGCAACCACCGCAGCAACAACAGGAATGTCTTTTGCTCAGGCAGGTAAACAGCGTAAGGCTATGCGTCAAGCAGAGCGAGATGCTGAAGAGGCTATGCAAGAGGCAAGAAAAAAACTTGAAGTAAACGTATATGACCAACTATCTATTCAGAAAGAACCATACGAATTAGAGCGTGAGGCTCTTCTTTCTCAAGGTGCTCAGGCTATTCAAGCAGGAGTAGAAAGCGAAAGAGGTGCGGCCGCTACAGCAGGTCGTATTCAGATGGCTCAACAAGAAGGACAGGCCGGGATTAGAACAGCAATGGGACAAGAACTTCAGCAACTTGAGCAACTAAGTGCTCAGGAAGAAGGAAGGCTTAGAGATATTGGTGTTCAATTAGACCTTGAAGAAGTAGCAGGTGCACAGCTTGCTGCAGCAAATGCACAAGAATTAGCTGCTCAGGCTACACAACAAGGGTTTGAAGGACTGACAAGTATGGCAGGCCAACTTGCTGAGTTTGCTCCTTTATATGAGAAGTCTGCAGCTGCTCGTCAGATTGGTAGAATAGAGAGTATGGCAGGGAGACAAGGAAAGGGAGACGCTTCTGCTATACAACAAAAGATAGCAGGGTTAGGAACCTATGGTGGTGTTGATTTTAGTAAA